GCTCTAGGCTTTCCGCCTTTTGCACGACCCTCAAACCGCTGTTTCATACGCTCCATAGGGTCTATATCCATTGCCATAGATATGCCGGCCTTGCCTTGTGGTGACAAACGGCCCATCATGCCAGCAATATTCTTAGTTCTCTTAACTCTCAATTTATTAAACCTTTCAGTCTGCGCTTATCGCGCACCGGTGCATTGCTCAATAAACCTTGTGATGATGTTAATATTGTTCCTTTACGGCCTTTTTTGCCGCTTTCCATTGCCTCATCTTCTAATTCACCGGACGATGCTGGATCATCGGCAACTGTTGCTGGTGCTACCGGTGGTTTTAATTCTGTGGTTGTACCGCTTGTTGTTGCGGATCCGCCGCCGCTAGCGCCGCCAGTCATTGTTGATCGTGTGCTTTTTTCCTCATATCCGCGTTCTTCTCTGACGGATCGACCGGTATTAGGATCGGTACGCTCTCCCATCGGATCACGCATATCAGCCATCGCTGCCATAGCTCTTTCATTTGCTGCAACATTTTCTTGAAATCTTTTTTCACGACCAGCTTCGCTCATATCTATGCTTTGTCCTGGGCCAGCCAAAAACCTATCCAATCTTGTTGGCTCACTGAAACTTACACTTTTTTGAAAACTGTCTATCGCTGCACCGGTACGACGACCAAAATCTGTGCCTCTACCCTGGCTAACATTGCTAATAGCATTGAAAAAATCAGTAAAAAATCCCATGATATCTCCTAAAAAACGCGGTAATCATTCATTGCTGTTTGCTGCATAGGCGCAAATTGACGTTTATCCTCGCGTAATCCTATAGCGCTGTAGCGAAAAGCATCCGCTGAGTGCGATGACCAGTCGTGTTTTATTGTTGTCGAAAAGGATCGTGTGCGCTCGTTATACACACGATGATACTGTCGTAATGCCTCTAGGCCGTGTTTGCAGTTATCCCGGTCAAACCAGGCGCGCTCGATAAGCAGCTGCGCTGCGTGTATGCCATCATCGATAGGCAGCTTTGGTACAACCCTAAAATTTATTCCTAGATCCCAGGCTACCTCACGTCTGCTTTTGCCGGATCCTAACTCTCTAACCTCTATATCGTGCGGCGCATAGTGACTATCATAAAGATACTCACGTTCTTGCAGCACCCGGGCATAGTGTGGCAATCCCTCGCCTCTTGCCTCATAATAATCAATGTAATGTACGGCCCGGCCTATGACCTGGACAAACCAAATCGCTGTGCTATCGCCGACCCCCAAATCCCAAAACGTGTCCACACGAACACTGGAATCATAAGGTACTTTTGATATGCGCCCATCCTGGAACGCTTTTTGTAGCTCTTTTCCAAAGATAGATCCGGGTACGTTAGCAACCCAGGAACATTCGTATTCCTGGTTATACTGATCCTCTGACATACCAATCCGCGCCGACTCCAGTTCGGTATCTGGTAATATCCCGGTTTTACTCGCTGGGTACGTGGCAGCGAACCAATCCTTAGATGCGGTGGCCGCCTCGTATAGTTCGAAAAAGGCATTGTGTCCTCTTGGTGTACCAATAAATAACGCTTTACCCTCACGATCCGATAAGGCTGGTCGTATAACTTCCGGAAATAAGTTCTCCGGCATATCCGCCATTTCGTCCAGGCATGCCATATCGAGGTATATTCCACGCAAGCTTGCCGGATTTTCGGATCCCAGCAGCTGTATTCTTGCACCATTAGGCAGATCGCAGCGCAGTTCCGTTTCGTGAAAACGCGCCATCGGTATGTTGACCGCAAATTGTTTTAGATAATCCCAGGCTACTTGTTTGGCCTGGCGATACGTTGGCGCTATATACGCATATCGTGGGTTTGGTTTGGTGCATAAGATAGCCTCGCGCAACAAATGATTAATCGCCATCACTGTTTTGCCGGCTCTCCGGTGCATCACCACTACCGCCCATCGATGTTTGTCTAGCTGATCGTGTAGTTCCTTTTGCACTGTGCGCGGTGCGTATGGGATTTTTATTTCCATGTTTAAACTCTCGCCGCATCTGCCGCAGCATAAAATCTCTATGCAGCCGCTTTCTCTCTTGGTTTCTCGAAAACCACGTCGCGCATTGCTGCAATATTATTTTGGTTTTAGAAAACTCATCATCCATCCGGGTAGCTGTTTTCCGGAGTCATATTTTCCATCAGCAACCGCATTTATTAATCGTATAGCTTTCGCCGCTTCTGACTTTGATAATTTAATTGTTCTACGTCTAGCAGCAGCATTTCCTCCGCCGGCTCCGCCAGATATCATTGATTTTCTTCCAGGCATAATTATCCTCCTATGCTTTTTTCTTCATTTTTGACGCAACAATCTTTTTCTGTAGATCTTTAGGTAGGGTCTTTTGTCCAGCCGTTAAGATCGATTTTTTCTTCGCTGGCATTGCACCCTTGGATTTTCCGTAAGCACCGGGCATGTTTATCCTCCTCATATTTTATCAATGCGTTTAGATACCACTCCGCTTTGCGGAGATCCTCGACACCATTTTTATGCTTATAGCGCCATAGATACTGCACGATAGTTCCCTGGCAGAACGCGCCAAAGCCATCGCCTAACATCGATCGCAGCGCATCTATGCACTCTATATCGCCATCGGTGTAATGCTGCGGTCTGTTTACGTTATCCATTTCGATCGACATTCATCTTTAATTTTGGCTTGCAATACGCACTGTATGGACTGCCAGTGCCTTTCTTGTTAATCAACGACATATGCCAGCTGCAATCTTGATAGTTGCCTATCTCAGCCTCTTCCATGATTTCTGATCCTTTAAGAATGACCAGGATAAAAACAACTGTTTTCATTGACGGCCTATAAATTCTGTTTGTTTTGTCTGCATGTACTTGGTGAATAAATACCAGCACACATTGTCTTTACCGGTATGCTTACTATCCGGGATCCACTTGACACGACCCACAGACACTATCAACCGGCAATAGGTTATTAACTCTCTCGCTTGCTTAGT